TGCGGCCCTGTCTATCGACCTGCCCCCATTACCCCTGCGAGCTCGTGGAAGAGGGCGAGACGGCCCCGGGCGAGGACTGCCTCGACAAGGCGGAAGTCCTCAGGTTTTACCGGGCGGTCCATGATGCGATCGCCGAAAAGAAGTACGATGCCTTCAACGAGCTTGCGGCCCTCCAGATCGGCAACGCCATCAAAGTGATAGACATGCTCATGGAAGACCTGCTCCGCGACGGCACCGTAGTCAAGCGCGAGAAGCACGACGCCAAAGACAACCTGGTCATCGAGTACGTCACGCACCCGTCCCTTCTCGCCCTGCCGAAACTGCTCGCCGATCTCGGCCTCTCCGCCGCCGAGTTCCTCATCACCCCGCGCTCCCTGAAAAAAGCGAACGCGGAAGAGGAGCTGCCTAAGACGCTCGCCGATATGATGAGCCGGGCCGGCAGGGTCTTCAAGAAACCCTCCGGCGAGGGTGACGACGAATGAAGAGCGAGCAAAGGAAGCATGGAGCATGGAGCCCGCTCGCTACGCTCGCTCTGGAGCATAGAGCAGAGGAAGCATGGAGATGTTTCTAACGTTGAACATTGAACATAGAACTTTGAACAGTTCTCTGCTCCGGAGCGCCGCAGGCGCGGGCTCCATGCTCCATGCTGCACTTGCTCCATGCTCCATGCTCCATGCTGCTTTTGCTCCGCCGTGGGCGCCGTGATGGCCGGTTCCGTCGCCTATGCCCATCACGCCGCGGACGATGCCATAGAGCCCCTGGCGCTTCGCGACCTGCACCGCTCTATCATGGTCCCCCGCTCCGATTTCGAGGCGTGGCTCGCCCGCCACGACTGGACGTATCACCAGCTCGCCCGCGCCGAATTCCCTGCCCCCTATTCCTCCCTCGAGGAGTTCCAGCTCGGCTGCATCTGCGCGGACCCCTATCTCTGGTGCACCATGTTCCTGCGCGAGCCTGAGGACCCCGACCATGACGAGCCGTACAACTTCTGGACCTTTCAGATCGAATCGCTCCGCTGGCGCGGCAGTGTCGTCCACAAGGACGCGGCCGAGATAGGCAAGACGCGCGAGATCGTCGCCCTGTCCCTCTATTACGCCTTTATCACGGCCAACGGCTCGGGTCTTGGAGGCGCTCCGCTCCAGACGCACCTGGACGAGATCATCGAGGGCATGTACGACCAGATGCTTTGGAACCCGGACCTCAAGAAATCCCTCGTCCGCTGGAAGAAGCACCCGCACCACGCCTTTTATTTCTCTAATCATTTTAAGATGGACTTCCGCCCCTCGGGCCACGACGGTGTAGCCTACAGGGGCGTCCACGTCCGCACGCTGGCATGGCGAGACGAGGCTGCCAAGGACAAGCACAAGCGCCAGTGGTCGGAATTCTGGAGGGCGCTCAAGCCCGGCTGCGCCGCCCGCATCTACTCCGTGCCGGACGGAGACCGCTCCTGCGAGTTCTACAAGCTCGCCGAACGTGCCGCCCGTCAGCAACCGGCAAGCCCACGGAAGGTTCAAGGTTCAGGGTTTACGGATGTTCAAGGTTCAGAGTTCAAGGTTCAGGGTTCCGAAAGAGAGGATCGTATTAACGTTGAACATCGAACATCGAACATTGAACAGCCCTATGGCACCGCAGTCGATAATGGCTGGGGCGACACCCCTCCGAAGACAAGAGTGCGAGAGGAGTGTTGTCCATCAAATCTTGATGAGGAGGTCAAAGTTGAATCCTTCGAGGGCGTTTCAAAACATATTAAATCGCTCAAATTTCGACTTTTTCAGTGGGGAAAAAGCCTTATGCCGAGTCCTTTCTGGACCCCGGAGCGAAAGAGATTTTACATCGAGCAATTCGGTGGCGAGGATTCTCCGGAATACAAGCACAACGTGCTCGGACTCGACGGCGATCCGGAGGATACTGTCTTTCCGTGGCACCTCTTCAGAGCATGTATAAAAGAGGTCCCCGATTACCACTGCCTCAAGATCACCGTCGACTCCGCCAACAATGAGGTGATGGCCACCGGGTACCGGTGCGAGATTGTCTCCTCTGCCGAGGATATAGTACCTAAACAGATATTCCTTCTGGAGACCGTCTACCGCAAATCGACCTTCTTCAACCTTGGCGATGATGGCGAGTCCGAGTTCCGCCGCCTCATCAAGGGCTTCTTCCTCTATGTCCCCGGCCTCAAGCGCGGCGGGGCAGACCTCGGCTTCTCGGGCGACCCCTCAGAGATCACCGTCACTCTCGTCCTCGGCCGCCGCGAGCGCAAGGTAGCGCGCCTCTACCTCAAGCACGTCACCTACGACCAGCAGTGCCAGGCTTTAGACGCGCTCGACGACCTCTACGGCGCCCCTTCCGTCTCCCCCGCGCCCCCCCAGGCCGCCTCCGACATCATCTGGGGCACGGACTTCGGCAACGCCGGCTCCGCCGTCGCCCACGACCTGCAGGGCCTCCCCCAGTATGCCCACAAGCACTACGAGGACCGCCTGCGCGGCTTCATGTTCGAATCGACCTCCGACAACGTAGACGAGGACGGCAACCCCATCATCGACGCGAAGACGAACAAGCCCGTCAAGATCACCCTCAAAGAGCTGGCGACGGACCTCCTCGTCAAGAAGATGCAGCGCCAGGAGCTCGAGTATCCTCCGGACCCCGACTACGTCTTCATGTATCCGAACCATACATGCCACGCGGGCGAGAAGCACAGGATCTACAAAAAAACGGACGACCACCTGATCGACAGCGACCGCGTCCAGAAACTGGCCGGGCTTTTATCTATGGAGACAGAGGACCTCTTCGCATGATGCAACAATTGTTCAAGGTTCAAGGTTCAGGGTTCAAGGTTGAAGATCGAACATTGAACAGTCCCTTCAGGGTTCAAGGTTCAAGGTTCGGGGAAAAAGGGGGGTTTCAACGTTGAACATTGAACGTCGAACCTTGAACGGTTTCGTCCGCCGCGTCCTCCGCGCCCTTGGCAAGGCACTCCCTGTCTTCCCCGGCGACGTGATGCCGGTAATACCGGCCGGGGCGCTCTCTCCCCAGGGCGGCTGGCAGCTCCGGCCCAACGACGGCCAGGGCCTCCTCACCCCCTATTTCGCCAACTATATTGCCCGGAAGGTCGAGCCCTGGTTCTATGAATTCCTTCGCGAGGCAATTCCTGTTATCGACGCGGCGATCAGGCGGCTCGTCAGCCTCGACGGCCACCTCGTCGTCAAGGGGAACAATGCCGCCCTCGTCGAGGAGATCCGGGAATGGATGCACAACGTCAAGGTGAACGACATCCAGACGGGCCTCCAGGCGTTCCACCAGAGCCTCACGAACGAGGCTTTCGAGCAGGGCTTCGCCCTCGGAGAATGGGTGGTCAACGAGGAGCGCGATGACATAACCGGCCTGCGCACCGGCGACTCGAAATTCGTCAGGTTCCAGCGCACCCCCAAAGGCGTCAACATCTTCCAGCGGTCCGACACGGACGTCAGCTTCCGCGAGTTGCGCCGGGAGCAGCTCATCTATTTCTCGATCGATAACGAAAACCAAAACCCCTACGGCTGTCCCCTTTTCCGGTCCTGCGAGTTCGTCGCGAAGATCCTCGCCACCATGCAGAACGCCCTCGGGAACCAGTGGGAAAGGTTCGGGGACCCTTCATTCTCGGTGATCTACAAGACCTCGAAGAAGGACGGCATGGACCTGGAGGCCCGCCGCAAGACGCTCGAGACCGACCTCAATACGGCGGTCAGGGCGAAGCGCGAGGGCCGCTCCGCCGATTTCGTCCGCGCCATCGACACCAATTCAGAAATCGAGATAGATGTCATCGGCGCCAAGGGCGAGATCATGTCGGTCGAAGAGCCGGCCCGCCACGTCCTCGAGCAGATCATCGCAAAGTCCGGCCTGCCTCCCTGGATGCTCGGCATGCACTGGAGCTCCACCCAGGCCCTCGCCGGCGTCGAGGTAGAAGTACTCAAGTCGGACATCGCCACGCGCCAGGCGGCGAAGATGCCGCACTTCCACAACCTCGTCCGAAACTTGCTTCTCCTCCGGGGCCGCACCTGGAAGAGGGGCGACTGGTGGCTGGAGTGGGCGCAGGTCAATCTGGTCGACATCGAAAAACAGGCCCGCGCGCGTTTCCTGAATGCACAGGCGGACATGATGTCGCCCGCGAGCGCGCCCGCAAGCAAAAGCAGCAAAGGCAGCATAGAGCATAGAGCAAAAGCAGCAGAGAGCATGGAGCAAGGGAAGCATGGAGCAAAGGGCTCTAAAACTCTATGCTCTCTGCTCTCTGCTCAATGCTCTCACGCGAAGGAACTTCGCCGCTCCGTTGCCTGGCCGGCCCTGGACAAGGTCGAGAACGCCTATGCCGATCGCCTCGCCTCCGACTGGTCCGACCTGCACAAGCAGGTCCTCACAATCCTTGAGCTTCCCGCTTCCAAGTCTCCCCATGGAAATGGCCGCGCGGTGGGCGTCATGGGCGAGGCGGAGACTGAGGCCGTCCTGCCGCTCACCCGCACGTCCTCGGGCGATCTGGCTGTCCGGGCGCAAGGCGCGGGTTCAGGGTTCAACCTTGAACATCGAACCTTGAACCTTGAACAGTCCTTTGCTCCATGCTCCATGCTCCATGCTTCCTCGGCTAAAGCAGACGACGACCTCTTCTCCTTCACCGAGGAGCAGCGCTCGGCCATCATGCAGGCCATGAGACAATTCATCGGCCGCTACGATAGCGACGATGCCGACTCGCCGGTGCGCAAATACTACGGCCAGGCATACTCGCTCGGGCTCATCCAGGCGGCGACGCTTGCCGGCAAGGAGCGCCCGATCCTCGATCTCATCAAGAACAGCCAGGTCTACGATCAACTCTGCACCGACGGCTTTGCCCTCGTCAAGGACGACGCGACGAAATCCATCGTCCAGAGGATCCTCCCCGAGATGGAAGCCCAGACCCTGGCCGGCACGAACCCTCGCCACGTCGCCACCAGGCTCGAATCCCTTTTCGGCTCCGCCAACTCCGATTGGGAGCGCCTCGCCCGCACGGAAATGACCTCCGCGGCGGAAGGCGCCAAGCTCGACGAATGGGGCGAGGAAGGCACGAAGAGGGTTGACTTCGTCCCCTCGCCCGACGCCTGCGAAGAATGTCAGGCCCTCGCCGGAGAGTACGACATCGACTCCTGCCCGATACCCGGCATTGGCACGCATCCCCGCTGTCGCTGCAGCACCGCCCCGGTGGCGGAATGAACGGCAGCATGGAGCATGGAGCAAAAGCAGCATGGAGCATGGAGATGTTCAAGGTTCGAGGTTCAGGGTTCAACGTTGAACATCGAACATTGAACAGCCCTTTGCTCTCTGCTCTCTGCTTCCCACCGGAGACATAACATGAAAAGCATACTCTTCATCGACAACAACCTCGCCCTCGACCACGCCGTCAAGCTCGCCGAGGATTACAAGGTCTTCCACTGCCCCGGCGGCTCCGGCGCTTACCCATACCTCCAGGACCAGATATCGGGCGACGGCTTCCCGCTCACCTACGTGGAAGACTTCGGCTCGGTCCTCTACGACGTCGACATGGTCTATATCGTCGACTGCTTCCTCGGGGGCCTCGCGGACAGCCTGCGCAAAAAGGGCATCGCGGTATTCGGACCCTCCGCCGAGTGGACGCGCATCGAGAACGACCGCGTTTACGGCTGGAAGGCCCTCAAGGGCATGGGCATAGGCGTGCCCGACGGCGAGGTCGTCACCGGGATGAAAGGCGTCCTCGACTTCATCGAAGCCCACGAGGACAAGGACGAGAAGGACCCTCTCAAGAAGCTCCGCTTTTTCCTCAAGGTCGGCAAATATCGCGGCAACTTCCCGACCAAGGACGTCTCAACCGTCCTCGAGGCCCAAACTGCCCTCACCCAGGCGAACTTCGGCCCGTATCTCGACTCTCTCTGGTTCCTCATCAACTTGATGTCCCCGGGGATCGAAGTAGGCTTCGACGCCTTTTTCAACGGCAGGGAATTCATCCGCCCCTTCGCCTACACGATCGAGATCAAGGGCTCCGGGACCACGGCCCACTGGATCGACACGAACGGCATCGAGACAGAGTTTTTTCAGAAGATGCAGAAGTCCCTCGCCGATTCCGGCTATCGCGGCAACATCTCGATGGAGTTCCTCTGGGACGGCGAGCGCGTCTACGCCATCGACCCGACGGCGCGCCTCCCCTTCCCCTGCTCGAGCCTGCAGGCGCACTACATCTCGAATTACAACGAGCTCGTCTGGAAGGTCGCGCACGGTGAGGACGTGGAGGTCCAGATCTCAGGCGGCTATGATTATGCCAGCCAGATCACGGTAGCGACCGACGACGATAAGCTCTTCCGCGCCATCCGCTTCCCGAAGGAACTGAAGCCCCAGGTCGGCTTCCGCCGCTGCGCTTTCAAGGAAGATGATTACTGGTTCGTCCCGGGGGATACGGTCGTGGCGACGGCCCTCGGCCAGGGCGACACGTACCAAGCCTCCCTCGACTCGGCCGGCCGGGTGGCCCGGGAGATCCAGTGCAACAACATTTATTTCGACGGCGATTTTATTCGGGAGATGAACAAAACCGTCGAGAAGCTCAACACGCTCGGAAAGGACTTTGCTTTCGGCGGACCGTCGACGGCGCCGCCGGCGAAGAACGCCTCCGACCTCTTGAACTTCGGCCCGCGCCACCAGAGATCCCGGATGTTCAAGGTTCAAAGTTCAAGGTTCAAGGTTCGGTAAAGAGAAAGGGGTCAAGGCTTACGGATGTTCAAGGTTCAAAGTTCAAGGTTCAAGGTTCGGTAAAGAGGATGAGAGTCATCATCACCGAGGAAAACCTTCATCTCGTCGACCAGTACCAGAATTTATGGTTGGCAGAGCAGACCGCCGCGTGGATGCCCGACGGTACGATTTATCTCTACGCGCCGGCTCCCGAGAACCGGCTGGCACTTCAACGGGCCGGAGCGATCACGCACGAAGCCGTCGAATACGTCCTCATCCACAAAATAGGTCGTTGCATTTGGTCCGTCTGCTGCAATCTCTCCCATTATTTCTGCAACCTGGTGGAGATTGTGGTTTCGCTCGGGACGACCTTGACGCTCCGATCAAAGGAGTTTTGGAGCTGGCAAAAATGGACTTAATGCGAGGCGTCCAACCTTGAACATTGAACATAGAACCTTGAACGCCCCCAAGGCGTCCAACCTTGAACATTGAACATAGAACCTTGAACGCCCCCAAGGGAGGCAACCTTGAACATCGAACATAGAACCGCCCCGCGAAGGGGCAAAAATATTGCAACGATTTACCAGCCCATTTCACTCTTCCGCGCTACAGTGATTTTTAACATAGCTTAAGGTTTGGTAAAGAGGGGGGTTTTAACGTTGAACATTGAACATCGAACATTGAACGGAGCGTTGATAGATGGCGACTAAGGCCAAGGGTAAAACGGAGAAAATCGGGAAGGTGACCACCGGCAAGAAGAAACAGTTTGCCGGTCTCGCCGTAGAAGGCGAGAAGGCAGCCACCGCCGCGAAAACGGAGGGTTGACAGATGGCGACCAAAGCGAAGGACAAGACAGGGAAGTTTACCAGGGCAACTGCTGCAGCCCCTCCCCGCTCCCCCGCCGCTCCTCGCTCCGGCGCCGTCAGCGGCTCGGACATCGTGGCCGCCATTGACGCGGAAGACCGGAAAAAACAGGACGCCCGGGACCTCGCGGCCCTGGAGGCCAAGGAGGCCGCGAAGAAGGAAGTGCCCCTCCCCGCCGCCAGCTCCGGCGCCGTCCGCGGCCAGGACGTCATTAAAACACTGCGGCAAAAAGGGATGAAGATATGAAAACCGGGATAAAGACCTTTCGCTTTATGGGGTCGAAGCAGGACAGCGCCGCCGGCGCCGATACCACCCCCACCGCCGAGCAGCTCGCGAAGATCAACCTGCTCACCAAGCGCGCCTTCGCGGCAGACGAGCTTTACGTGCGCCAGATGCGCCTCGCCCACAACGCCATAGACAGGGACGAGGAGCGGTTTACCGAGGGGATGATCGCGAACTTTGCGGCGACCGCCGTTAGAAAGACGCTCCTCATGGACCACGACAAGTACGATACCTCCCGGAGCGCCCTGGGCAAGTTCTTTGACGTCGAGATCGAGAAAATGTCTCCTGCGGAAGCCGAAAAGGCGACCGGGGAGACCTTCAGGCTCCCCCCTACCGTCGACCAGGTCATGTTCCTCAGCCCGTGGTATTACATCCCCAGGGCCGCCGTCGACAAGCAGACGATCGTGAAGATCGACGCGGGCGTCTTCGATTTTACCTCCATCGGCTTCCGCGCGGAGACGCTCGTGCCCGTATGCGACGACATGGGCAACCACCTCTATTGCGAGTACCGGGGCAGGGGCGAGATGACCGAAGGGTCCTACGTCTACCTCGGGGCCCAGCAGGGCGCATCGTCCAAGGAATTGGGGGGGGGAAACCCCTCCGAAGGACAAGAGGCGAGAGGCGTGTCCCCCCATCCGCTTTACGAGAAAAGGGTCGTCGCCTTTCACACGACGCCAATGGCGGACCCCCGCACTGCATGGGACGGCGCGGCCTCCCGGGCAGCGGTCGCGAAGTGGGCATCTTCCGACGGCTCCGGCGACAAAGACAAGGTCGACTGGACGAAGTATGCGAAGGCCTTCGCCTGGTTCGACGACCAGAACCCTCACGCCTTCGGCTCTTACAAGCTCCCCCATCACGACGTCGTCAGCGGGGAGCTCCGGGTCGTCTGGAACGGCGTCCACGGCGCCATGGCCGCCCTTCACGGCGGCAGGGGAGGCGTCGACATCCCGGCCGCCGACCAGGACGGCGTCTACAATCACCTGTCCAAAGAATATGCGCTGTTCAAACAGACCCCTCCTCCAAAGGGACTCGATTTTGAGGATTGGGGCGAAGAATACAAAAATCCCGACAAAGGAGGGACCGGAACCATGAAGAACCTGGTCGCAAAACTAGCGGCAGCTTTCGGCAAGGCATTCACCGAAGACGAGGAAAAACTCTTTGGCGAAATAAAGGCGCTCGTTGAAGCGAAGGACACCGAGGTAGGCACGCAGAAAACGAGAATCGCCGAGTTCGAGGCGCGCATCGCGGCGCTTACCCCGCTGGCCGATGACGGCAAGGCCTACCGCGACGGCCTCGTCACGTCGTACGTGATGTATAAGGCGAAGCTCGGAGAATGCGCGGAGACGCCGGAGGCCCAGAAGGTCGTCAAGGACGTGATCGTCGCTTACCCCGTCGATTTCCTGAAATCCGAGGTCGCCCACCTCCAGGCCCGGGTAAACGAGAAATTCCCGAAGACCAAGGGCGAGCTGAACGGCGACATGCGGCAGGACAAGACCGGGGAGGGCGGCGAGGCCAAGAGCTGGAAGGAAGACAACCCGCTCGTCCCGAAAGAGACGAAAGAAGCGGTGACGACCGCGTAACAAAGAAAATAAAGGAGGATAGAACATGAGCCTTGCGATAATAAAAGATGAAATGCGGAACGTGCGGACCCTGGCCCTGGCTAATGGATCGGCCGTAGTCGCCAACCAGATCGTCCTCCAGAACGCAATTGTCCTGGTCGCCCTGCTCGCCGCCGGCGCAGGCGTGGAGATCGGCTACATGTACTTCGGGAAAGTAGGGTTCCCGAAGGCGACCGGCGTTTCTTTCGCCCCCGGCGACGATTGCTACTGGGACAACAACGCGAGCAACATAACGACCACGCCCGCCGGCAACACGCTCTGCGGCATATGCCTGCTGCAGAACCAGAACGCGGACACCGAGATCGTGATGATGCTTTACCCCTACGCCGTGTTCGGCACCGACGCCGTCGCCCAGTCCAAGGCGACAAGCGCCGCCGCCCTCGTCTCCACGGCCGAGAGCCAGGCCGTATCCGTCGCGACGACCGAGTCGACGAACAAGAGCATCGCGGACAGCAAGGCGGCCTCTCTGGCAACTCAGGTCTCAAGCGGGAACTCCGCCGCGCTCTCGGAAGCCGCATCCGTGGCAACTCAGGTCTCAAGCGGAAACTCTGCCGCGCTATCCGAGGCGGCCTCCGTCGTGGCCCAGGATTCCGCCGGCAATTCTGCCAACGCAAGCGCCGCCGCGTCGGCAGCCGCCTCGCTGGCGGCACAGGTGTCCGCAGCCATATCGACGGCCCTCGTTGCCTCCGCTGCCATGAGCAAGCTGGACAGCGCGGCCAAGTCCGCCACATGGAGCGGGTTTTAAAAGCAGCATAGAGCAAGAGCAGCATGGAGCATAGAGCATAGAGATGTTCAAGGTTCAGAGTTCAAAGTTCAGGGTTCAGGAAAGGGAGGATGGTTTTAACGTTGAACATCGAACATTGAACCTTGAACAGCCTTTTGGAGCGCAGCGGTGAAGATAGCCCACTGGACGATTACGAACAACTCAGGGATGCATCACGTAGCCGCATCCCTGATGAAGGCGGAGCTCCTGGCCGGCATGCACTCGTGCCTTGTCGATCCCCAGGGCCCCCAGTCCGGCTACGACATCGCCGAAGACGCGGACGTCCACGTGATCCACACGCATTTCCCGGACGCGATGAGGAAGAGGATCTCGAAGCCCCTCAGGCTGGTATGGGTCGCCCACGGCTCCGTGGAGCATTCCTTCCAGTCCTCCGTCGAGGCCACGAGCAACAAAGGCTACGGCGCCGGCGACGGCTGGATGCTCAACCAATACTGGCTGCAGCACGCGGACGCGGCAGTGACGTTCTGGGACCGCCAGGCGGCGATATGGCAGTCCCTCTGCGACAAAAATATGACGGTGCGCCTCATCCCCATGGGCGTGGAAAAGACGTTCTGGAAGCCCGTCGAGAGCCGCGGCAAATACCTCGGGGACGTGAGCCTCTTCACGGCGGAGAATTGCCACTACATGAAGTGGCCCCTCGACCTCTTTATCGCGTGGCCGTGGGTATGGCCCGAGGTACCCGGCAGCTTCCTCCACGTCGCCTATCTTCCCAACAATCTGCACCGTTGGTTCTTTCCCCTCATCAACCGCAACGGTGCGGCTTTCCATTCCGTGGTGAGCGGCATCTATTTCAGCCCGGAAGAGCTGCGCAACGCCTTCTGCTCGACCGATTATTTCATCGGCCTCGTCAGGTACGGCGATTTCAACCGCCTCTGCCTGGAGGCGAACGCCTCGGGCGCAAAGACGATCTCCTACCGCGGCAATCCCTATTCCGATTATTGGATCTCCGAAGGCGACCAGCGGGAGATGGCCAAAGAGCTCGTTGCGATACTCAAAGGCGATGTCGAGCCCAGGCAGAAAGAGACGGTCCCCGACATCGGCGCGACGGCCACGGCAATGATCCAGGTGTATCAGGAGATCCTATGAGAAGGTTCAAGGTTCAGAGTTCAAAGTTCAAGGTTCGGGAGAGAGGATGAGGGTCTTAACATTGAACGTTGAACATCGAACATTGAACAGTCCTTTGAAGGTGCTGAATGAAAAACTCAAGGTTATCTTCGGGGGCCGACCCGAATCTCATGGGACGCCCGCCGGTAATTCTGGTAACGTCGAATCCGCACACAACCGTTATCGGCCCGCAAAGATCGGCCGGGGGACGCGCATCGAGCCCACGGCCGTCATCCAGGAAGGCTGCGAAATAGGCGAAGACTGCTTCATCGGCCATTACGTCGTGATGCGGCCGGGGACGAAGATCGGCAACAGGACCGTCATCGGCCACCTGACCGTCTTCGAGGGAGAATGCTCGGTCGGGGACGATTGCCTCATCCACGCCCAGTGCCACATCACGAAAGGCGCGACCATCGGGGACAAGGTTTTCATCGCCCCGGGCTTCATCGGCGCGAACGACCCCGACATGCTCCACCAGCGGCGCCACCTCAAAGAGTTCGTGCCGAAAGGCTACACGATCAAAAGGGGCGCCAGGATCGCGATAGGGGTCCTCGTACTGCCGGGCGTGACCATAGGGGAAAATGCGGTGGTCGGCGCCGGCGCGATCGTGACGAAAAACGTGCCGCCCTTCGCGGTCGTCTATGGCGCTCCAGGGCGGGTCAGGGGACTCGTGAACGAAGAGGAGATCATATGAGGACCTAGAAGAAAACCGGGCCATCTGAAGGTCTGATCAACCCGAGGATAAATCAAGGAAGGCTGTTGGGAGCCCAACCTCTCGCAGCCTTCCTTTTTTTGGCCCTGACATAAACGGCAAGCCGGGAACGGAGCCACACCTCTTCGAGGAATGGCACCGCAACATGTTTAAGGTTCAGGGTTCAGGGATGTTCAAAGTTCAAGGTTCAAAGTTCAAGGTTTTAAAAAAGATCGAGGTTCAACATTGAACGTTGAACATAGAACCTTGAACAGCCCCGAAGGGGCAACATTGAACAGCGCATAAACGCGAAATCGATCAAAGGAGGGCACAGAAGGCCATGGAACTCTACGGAAAGAAAATTTTCGACTGGAAAAAGATTGACGGCATCCCGCAGACGGAGCGCAGGGACGCGATCGTCGCCGCGCTGAATACGTTCATCAAGGGGATTCAGGCCTCGAAGGTGCCCGGCCTGGCCTATCAGGGCCAGAAGATCTCCGCCGCCGACCCGAACTTGATGGGGCCGGTCCCTGTCATCCTCGTCATGAGCGATACGATCAAGTTCCCCGATCGCGGGTACGAGATGCTCTTCGACGAGGTCGACATGCGGGCGAGCCAGATCGACAGCTTCGACATGCTCGACGTGACGGGCGGCGTGACCTTCTACCAGCGCCAGCCGGGCGAGGAAGCGAGCTTGTCGAACATCCCGACCTCCGCCCTCACGAACGTCGGCATGCTCCGGTTCATCGGGGGCTACAACCTGCTCGACGACTGGATCCGCTTCAATAAGTATTACCTCATCGACGACCTGGCCGCCGATACCGTCCGCAGGTGGTTCGACAAGAAGGCCGTGATCTTCTACGGGCTTTTGGCGGCCCTCGCCGCCGGCATCAACCAGGCTTACGTTACGGACGATGTCACCACGATCAACACCGCCTGCGCCAACATCCTGGTCAACCTCCAGGCCGCCGGCTACCCGGTCGACGAGAACTCGATCTTCACGATCACCTGCAACCCGACGCTGAGAGGCCGGGTCCTCCGGGCCATGGCATCGAGCTTTTCGATGCCGAATGTGAACGCCAACCAGGTCGTCTACAACATCGGCACGGTGATCACCACGACGAAGATTGCGAACACGTCATACTACGTCTCCCTGCCCGGCGGGAAGAACAAGCGCGGCGAGTGGGAGGACCTGAACCTGAGGCCCCCGCAGCGGAACGAGCTGGTGCTGGGCGCCGCCTACGTCTGGACCGGCGCATACAACGGCATCATCGGAGAGGCGCTGCAGCACCAGAGGTGCGCGCTGGCGTAAGCAGAAGCAGCATGGAGCATGGAGCACGCTCGCTGTGCTCGCTCTGGAGCATGGAGATGTTCAAGGTTCAAGGTTCAGGGTTCAAGGTTTGCAAAGAGAAAGGTTCTAACGTTGAACTTTGAACTTTGAACATTGAACAGCCCTTAAGGAGGGATTATGGAAGGCGAGAGAACTGATATCGACGGCTATGGCGATGGGGCCCCCGGAACGGTCGACTATCCTAACGTGACGGACGGCAACATGGACGAAGGCGACGGCACGGACCCCGAGGACAACGGCGGGGATAACGGCGGAGACGACGGGACGGACGACGGCACCGACGACGAATAGAGACGTTCAAAGTTCAAGGTTCCAGGTTCAAAGTTTGGGAAAGAGGGCGGTTTCAACCTTGAACCCTGAACATTGAACCTTGAACATTGTCCGCGCCGCAGGCGCGGGTGAGCGAAGCGAATGATTAACGCATCCGACATCATCGGCCCGAGCGGTATGGGCTTCACCAAGGAGATATTCGATATCCCCGACGACGACGGTTTTACCACGTTCGTCCTCGGGGTCATTACCGAACAGTCCACCCTGCTCGAAGGCAGGGTCGGGGACCTGGTCTATAACTCGACGGTCGCTCCGACGCCCACGCAGGTCGCGCGGGTGGAAAAATGCCTTACCGCCGCCGAGCTGCTCGACAGGCGCATCAACAAGCGCCTGGTGAACGTCCTCGCCGCCGGCCAGGAGTTCGATGTCAAATCCGAAACGAAGCAGCGGGACGACTACCGGGCCGAGGCGGAGAGGATCATCAACCAGAACCTGCTCGTGCTGACCACCAGCAGGGGCACCGAATCGGGCGACTTCGCCTCCGGCGTGCTCGTGACGACGCACTTCCGCCGGCGTGAAGGGTTTTTATGGGGACGATGAGGCGTTCAATGTTCAAGGTTCAAGGTTCAAGGTTAGAAACTTTGAACATTGAACGGCTTTATGAAACAGGGGGTTTTCAACTTTGAACGTTGAACATCGAACCTTGAACGGTTTTGAGCGCAGCGAGGAACCCTGATGCTCGACATAAGCGTGACCGTCGAAGGCGACAAGGTAGTGATCGAGAACCTCGATGCCCACGCCGCGAGGATCCCCGCCGCCATAGACCGCGCCCTCACGCGCGTAGGCACCGGCGTCTTCGAAAACGCCCAGTATTGGCTCAGCGGGGCAGGCGGCGCATCGAAAGACCAGCGCACGGACTATGTCGGCTTCACTAAGAAATCCGGCGATAAGGTCATGTTCCGAAGTTACGAAGGCGCGGGCGCCTACCCTGTCCCTGCCCGGACAGGCTTCCTGAGGCAGCTCCTCGATTGGCTCCATCCGGGTGAAGCGAAATCCGGTCCTGCCGGCTCGTTCACCGCCGGGCCTTTCGAGACCGTCATCTTCGATTCCGCCCTCTATGCCCGCGTCATCCGCGAGGGCACCGGCTCGTCCCGCAAGTACGGTCCCAGGGATTACCTCACGGACGGCCTCACGCGCTTCGACTCAGGCGGCGCGATAAAGGCGATTTTTGAGGAAGAGATCGAAAAGGAGACGAAATGAGAAGGTCAGGGGATGTTCAAGGTTCAAGGTTCAAAGTTCAAAGTTGGGAAAAGAGCGGTTTTAACCTTGAACGTCGAACGTTGAACATTGAACAGGCTTTTGCTCCCTGCTCCATGCTGCTTTTGCTGCTCTTGGCTCTCTGCCCCGCCCTCGCCGGCAACGTCTCCATGACCGAGGTCCAGCGGCACGACACGTACTCTTACTCCTGGGTGCTGGCCACGAACCAGACGTCATCCGGGGCGAGTGAGACCGCCGTCAACGTCCAGTACTGCAAGGGGTCGAAGGTCCTGGAGATCGATACCGCCGGCTCGCCGGTCAATATCGCGGTCACCGTCAACGAGGACGCGAACGGCGCGGCAACGAAGAACCTGACGATAACGAGCGCCGGAGCCACCAAGCTGGCGACGATGCACCACATCACGTCGCTCTACGTGACGAGCGCGATCACCTCCGGCTCGATAACGTCCATCCAGTTGAGCTGCGAATGAAAGCTAAAAGGAATGTTCAAAGTTCAAGGTTCAAAGTTCAAAGTTCCCAAGAACTGTTCAAGGTTCAAGGTTCGGGGTTCAGGGTTGGGAAAAAGACGAGGGTTTCAACATTGAACGTTGAACATAGAACCTTGAACAGCCCCGAAGGGGCAACATTGAACGTTGAACATCGAACATTGAACAGCCGTTTGCTCCGGAGCGCCAAAGGCGCGAGCTCCATGCTACTTTTATTCTCTCTGCTCTTTTTGTTCCCCGCCGCTGTTGTCGCCGATCCGGACTGGATAGGGGCCGATTGGGAGGTCCTTGACGGGAATTGGGCCGGCTCAGCGGGACAGGTGCTTACTTCGAACGGCCCTGCCGCACCCCCCACGTGGGAGTCCCAGGTGACGCCCGCCCAGGGCGGGATTGGCGTAGATTCCTCCGCGCTCTCCGGCTATCCTTCCCTCTCCGCCGGCACCTGGTCATTCCTCAACGCCGCCCAGCTCAAGGCCGCCCTCGGGTATTTCACCTCGGCCGATTTTCCTGTCTCTGCCTCTGTCGGCGGCTGGTCAAACGGGCAGCCGGTGAACAATTCGGCAAATGTCGCCATCACTGGAGGGACGATAAGCGGGACAACGGTTAGCGGTCTTACTTTGACATCCAACGCCGATGGCTTTTCCCTTGCCGGTGGCACGACACCAAGGACGTTTACTTTTCTTGGCGGGGCGCTTACCCTGACGGCACCATCAGGCGGTGCAACACTTGATTTAGCGACGGGCGCAGGCACAGGAAAAGTTCAGACGTCCGATAGCAACGGAAACTCGTCTTGGCAAGCTCCCCCTTCCGGCACGGTCCCCGATTCAGGGACCACGGCGGGCCGCCCCCTTCAGTCTACCGGCTCCCATACTTGGGGCGTCGGCGGCTACAGTCTTTTGCAGGTCCAGCCTTCCGATGATAGCAACGGTGGTATCGTCCTCCAGTCCCTCAGCGGCAACACAGCGCAGATATACCGCAAGGCGACAAGTTCCGGAGCATTGACCTTCAGAAATAACGCGACAGAAACCCTTTACATCCTCAACGGGCAGGTGGGCGTAGGCATAATCCCGAGTGCTTCTGCTGGCCAATTACTTATTCAGCAAGGCTCAAATGACGGCGGGGGCGGTCTGACCTTCTATTCGACTGACAGCTTTACGAGCCAAATATACCGTGAAGGCACATCGACGGGTGGCCTCGCTTTTCGGAACAACGCCACTGTGACGGCTTGGATCGGGGGCGGCTATTTCTTCGTCGGCACGGAAGCCATGGGCTATGACGTGCAGCCTCTCATGGATCGCAAAACCCTTACCTCCCGGTACAACTATGTCGGCCAGCAAATCTATCAGGAAACCTTTTCCTCTACGGGTGGCTGGACGGCTGCCACGACGACCCTTGCGGCAGACGCGACCAATTATAAGGTCGGCACACAGGCATTAGAGGCAACGCCTGACGGGACGGCGACTAACAACCATTTTTACAAGACCATCTCGGCAACAAATCTTAGCGGCTGCCAGGGAATGCTCCGCTTTTACATCTGGCCGGGCACTACAGGGCAGACTACAGATTTTTTGAGGATCACGGGAATTAAAGTCATTCTGACGGACGGCGGAGCAAAGACCGCGACGTACATTCTCTGGGACTCGACTCACACGCCGGGTGTTTCCTGGTACGAAGCGCCTATTGTTTTCGATGATCCAGACTCTCAGGATTCGGGGTTTACACTTACAACCGTCTCAAAGATAGACTACTATCTCACCGTCAACGCGATAGGCGACATACCATCGGTCACGTTCGATGAATTACTTGCCTTCAAAAGCCGCAACTCTACCGGGTACGTCCTTGCCTATACGGACGGCACGTATTCTCAACAATATGCATTCGCGGCCTATCTGCGCTCCCTGCCGCTTACGGCATCCGGCGCTCACGGCAAGGCGTCCGTAACGTTCAACACCTGCCCGCTGGAAGTGGGTGTGGCGAGCCATCTGACGCTCGCGCAGTTTCAAGACCTCATTGCATCGGGTCACAGCCTTGGCCTCTACACGGCGCAGCCAAGCTCGACAAACTGGATAAGCCTCACGGCCTCGCAAAAACTTGCGGCCATAGCTTATGCACAGAACTATTTTGCCGCAAATAACCTGCCGAGAGCGCGGGTGATGAGCCTTGTGGGTGACTACGGGTGGACCTCCTATGACCATTATACCTTCCTCGGCCAGTATGCCGATATAGTTGTGGGCCATCAGAACTTCGGCGGGTCTACTCACATAACGTCTCTCTGGGACCAGCGGTATGCCCCTTTCGCTTCATGGGTCTATTCCGCTGCCGGTCTCCAAACCTTAACGGCGACGGTCAACACATCAACGAATGTCGTCACCCTCGGCTCTACCGTTACATGGACAATCGGCTATCCGAAGCCCGTCAAATTCAGCGGGGATGTGATGCCTACGGGGATTACGGCAGGCGCGATATACTGGGCCGAAATGCTCACCAACCAGACCTGTAATATCTACCCTACGGCGCATGACGCGGTAGCCGGCACGAACATGATGACGTTTGCCAGCGCGGGCACAAATGTTTCGGTTACTTCGACACCCGACCCGGCATGGGGGCAGAGGGTCTATGCATTGATTAAGAGCAGGGGCTTGTGGTCCTGGGGCGGGCATGTCAACTCAACTAACTCATTAGCAAACGGCATGTTCGACGCCGATGCTTTCGCCTCGATGGTCAACAGTGGGGACGCGCAGTTTGTGACCCCGGATGAACTGATAGCAGGGACGGCAGGATAAGGCCCCCATGACCACCCTTGAAGCGGCACGCGGAGGATGAGATGGCAACGGTGATCGTAGAAATAGCGGTTGGTTTTCTCGTAGCAATCTTTGGCGGGGCAATAGGATCTCTGATCACCATTAACATCCTCAAGGTTAAGGTCGAGGCCCTGGAGGAGTGGAAAGAGAAAATGGAAGCTAAGGTCGTGTTTAAGGACACTTGCACAGAATGTAAGGGTAATTGGGTCGGCCAGGTAGGGGAACTGAGAAAGGATATGAAAGACGGCCTGGAGAAGCTCGACGGCAAGATAGACAAGGTACTGCAGAGGTTAACGAAATGAAACCCTCCGACGCGAGAAGCAGCAGAGACAGCAGAGACAGCATAGAGCATGGAGCCCGCGCCAAAGGCGCAGCAAAGAGCAAAGAAAGCATAGGGCATAGAGTTTTTAAAGCTCCACGCTCTCTGCTCCATGCTCTCTGCTCCATGCTAACGCCGGAGGCGTTATGAGACCGGAAGATATGAAATACTTCCATGCGCTTTCTGCGGACCGAATCGGCGGGGAGACGGTCTTCCTCGAGGCCGGCGGGGAGAGCACGGAAGGCAAAGTCGCCGTGGCCTGGGTAGTCAAGAACCGCGTCGACCATCCGAGCTTTCAGGGCAACGACGTGGCTACGGTCTGCTTTCACCAGGCGGCCTTCAGCTGCTACCTCTCGGTCGACAACCCCGAGTATCTCAAGGCCCGGGCCATCGCCCAGAACTTCGACGCCTTTGCCGACCCGAAGACGCACGTCCTCACGCCGTTCAAGTGGGGCCCCGCAGACGCCGGCGCACTCTTTCAGTGTCTCGCGGTTTTCCGGGATGTCTGGGCCGGCAGGATCCCGAGCCCCTTCTCGACCGGCGACGTTTTCATGTACTACGCCCAGGGCAGCCCGAAGCCTTCCTGGGCGGACAAGTTGCAGCCGGCATCGCCGGCGCAGATCGGCAAGCATTTGTTCTATCGCGGGCGATAGAACAGCAAAGGCAGCATGGAGCATAGAGATGTTCAAGGTTCAGGGTTCAAGGTTTAAAAACAGACGGGGTTTTAACATTGAACACCGAACCTTGAACGGCCTTTTGCTCTCTGCTCTATGCTCTATGCTCCAGAGCGAGCACAGCGAGCGTGCTCCATGCTGCTTCGAGCGTAGCGAGGAGAAGTGATGGACCTTACAACCTTCAACCGCATTAAATCCACCCTTCGGGCTGGCGATTGCCTTCTCTACAGCGGCAAAGACCTCTTGTCCGAAGCAATAGAAAAGCTCTCGCACAGCGAGTATTGTCATGCCGGGATGGTGATGGTCTTTTCGGAATACCCTGACATTGTTCTCACCGTGGAGGCCGAAGCAACGGGCGTTGTGATGTATGACCTCGCCGGGAAGCTGGCCAGGGAGACGAAGAAGTGTACGGTCTTTCCGCTGAAGCCCGAATACGAAGCCAAGCGACACGAGATAGGGCTTTGTGCCCTGAAATTCCTCGGCATGAGTTACGACTACACGGACCTTTTCAAGCTGGCCGTGGAGCGGGTAAAAATTAATCCCAAGAATACCGTATGCTCGGAAATGCTTCAAAGATGTTACGGAATCCAGGGGGATATTCTGACACCGGGCGACCTTTCAAAATTGGCGATCTTCGGGCCGCCCATCAAACTATAGGAGGATTTATGAGACTATTTAGATTTTGTGCAGTGTTCGTGCTCATCGTTTTTAGCATGGCTTTTCTCTCGGCGTGCGCGACGACCCAGCAGACGGAGAGCGTAGCCGTCACTTCCTACCAGGCGACGGGCTCCGTGCTCTCCCAGGTCCATGCAAGCGCCGTGGCACTGAAGGCGGCAGGGAAGCTCAGCGCGGCGCAGGAGGCGCAGTTCAACACGATCTACGCCCAGGCGGTGACGGCCTACAAGGCCCTCGGCGACGCGCTCATACTCGCCATCGAGACGACCGACGCGGCGAAGCAGGGCCAGATTCAGGCCAACATCGGGACACTGACTATGCAACTCGCGGCGCTCGTGACCCAGGTAGCAACGTTTATTCAAGGGGTGAAGTGAATGGACGGAGCGGCGGTGATGAAGTACAGCGATGCGCTAAACGCCTTGGCGAGAATGGTGATCCTCTCTCCCGAATTGAAGGCGCTCGTCCAGGCTCTTAAGGAAGCGGAGGTAGGAGAGGACCAGCGCACGCAATTCATTACCATCAAGCTCGACATCATCAACAATACGGCATCGTCGAGCATGGACTATGCGTTTTAAGCCCTTCGGGGCACTTTAAAGGAGGACCGTATTATGGATCCGGCAACCTTAGCAATCGCAGTGGGAGGGCTTGTGCAGTTGACACAGGCCATAGTAACGGAGATCCAGAACAACAAGAACCTGACCGCCGAGACGCAGGCCCAGCTCATCGCGCAGATACAGCAAGCCCAGGCCGCCGTGCCGACGGACCCGGTGTAGTCCCATGCCACCCGTAGCGGCCTTACCGGCCCTCTTTACAAACCAGTGGATGGGCTACGTGGCAGCCAACTATTCGTTGTTCATGGCGGCAATCCCCGGCGCCGTCCTTTTCATCCTCAAGATCATCGCGATCTATCACCCGAGCGTGAAGACGGACAAGGTCCGGGATCTCATCGAGATGTGGGCGCAGCCTAAGCAGCCGGCCATACCGGCCGCTCCCGCCGCTCCCGCCGACCAGGCGATGAAAGCGCTTACGGACGCAGTAAACCAAACCCAATAGGAGGGCATATATCATGGACGAATTAACTCAGGCAGTACAGGGCTTGATCGCAAGGTTCAACGCGCTCAAGGCCGAAAACCAGACGTTGAAAGACCAGCTTGCGGCAGCCCCTACGGCGGATGCGCTCAAGGCAATCACCGATCAGGCGAACGCCGCGCAGTAATGATGTTCAAGGTTCAGGGTTCAAGGTTCAAGGCTTACGGATGTTCAAGGTTCAAGGTTCAAAGTTGGGGAAAGAGAGGAATTTAACATTGAACCTTGAACCTCGAACCTTGAACGCCCCAAGGGGGCAACATTGAACATTGAACATAGAACCTTGAACATCTCCATGCTCCAGAGCGCCGGAGGCGCGGGCTCCATGCTTCCTTGCTCGCTGCCGGGGCAGCGATGACCAGCATCAACCCGGCGCTTGACGCCGTAGTTACGGCCCTCGGGTCGGACGCCCCCCTTTCCGCCTTTTGCCAGGCCGCGTGGGGGAAGGCCCTCACTGTCCTGCGCACCTTCCGCCGCAGGGTGGAGATATCGACGGCCGATCTGCCGATCTGCCTGCTCACCTGCCCGAAGAAGGTGCCGGGGCGCTACATGGATTTTCAAATCGAGGAAGCGTACACGGCCATGCTCTACGCGGGCTTCCAGCAGAAGGACCCGTACGCCGCGCAGTCGCAGTTGATGGCCTTCGAGGAGCTGATCGAGAACGCCCTCCTTTCTTTCCGCATCTCGGGGGTATTCCCGGACGGCGTCCAGGACATAAGACCGGCAGATGCGATCAACGACGAGGGCACGCAGGCCCCCGTCTATTTTCTCGTTAAGAGCGTCGAGATAGACGCCCTGCGGGACATTCCGGGAGGATAGCAGATGGAGACGCGCTACAGGCTCAAAGCCAACGAGGAGAACTTCCGGGTCGTCGACGGACCTTTCGCCAACAGGCAGTACCATCTCGACCGGACATACGCGCCGGCCGATATCCCGCCCGAAGAGGCCCGCCGCTTCGAGCAGGTGCCCGATCCCCCTGACGGAAGCATGGAGCATGGAGCAGAGAGCAAGGAGCAGGGGCAGCAAAAGCAGCAGGGAGCACGGAGCATGGAGCAGGGAGCGGGGGCAGCCCCGGAGCCTCCTCCGCCGCCTCCTACGCCCGAGACGAAAGCGACGGGTCAGGAAGCGCCGGGTGCCGAGCAAGGAGCATAGAGATGTTCAAGGTTCAAGTTTCAAAGTTGAGGAAAGAGAGGAATTTAACATTGAACGTTGAACATGGAACCTTGAATGGTTTTAACGCCCCCAAAGGGGGCAACTTTGAACCTTGAACATTGAACCTTGAACAAAAAAGAGAGGTGACCCATGAGCTATGACACCCAGCGCATCTACAAGCCCGATTTTAACCTCCTCGCCGTCTCCCTGCTTTTGCAGGAGACGGCCCTTAACACGGAGCAGGCCCTTTCCCACACCATGATGGTCGACCAGGGCGACCTGATGGTCCTGACGCCCAAGCGCGAGACAGACGCGGGCGAGTTGACGGGGATGGAAGAGCCCGACATCGTCTACAACCTCGGCGCAGAGTCTTCCATGAACCTCACCTTCAACAAGGCGAAGGCCCAGGACTTTCTCCTCTCCTACGCCTACGGCCTTGGGATAGACACGCCCGCCGCCTGGGGCGGAGGCTACCAGCACGCCATCATGCCTACCGCCCAGATGAACCTGCCCTCCATGACCGTCGCCCAGCGCATGGGCAAGACGATCTGGAAGTGGCGCATGGCCTCCATGTTCGTCGACTCGATCACCTCCACCTTCACCAAGGACTCCTGGGCCAAGTGCGTCACCGCCCTCAAGGGCACCGGGAAATATACCGCGAACATGACGGAGGAGACAATCACGGCCGCTTACGACGCGGCGACCCTGACCCTCGCGGCCAACGGGGTCCAGGGCGCCGACGCGCCCACCAGGCTCCAGAACGTCCACCGCATAAGGGTGGTAAACCCGTCAGCGCCGAACGAGTGGGACGAAGTCTCCTTCTCGGTAGTCTCCGGCGCGGTCCCGGCCGTCATCACCATCACCCCCCCCGGCGTTCCCGCGACAAGCACCACCTACCAGGTCCTTTACACGCCCGTCGAGCCTGCCTGGTGCTCATTCCCCGTCTACGTCGTCGAACCGCCGCTCCGCGTCACCGACCTCGTCGTGACGCTCGGCGGCATGTGGAGCGGCAGTGCCTTCGTCGGCGGCCGTACGATCGACAGCGAGATCACCACCATCGAGCACAGTTTCAAGAACCAGGTGGACGTGGAGTACCGCCCCGGGGGCACCGGCACTTACGCCAACTTCGCCCAGCGCCAGGGCAGGCAGCAGAGCCTCAAGCTCGACCGGCAGGCCCGCGAGTACATCCTGCAGCAGGCCATCGCGGACAACGAGTACTTCGGCGTCCACATCAAGGCTACCGGTTCGACCTTCGAGGCCGGCAAGAGCTACTACGTCGAGCTGATCTTCCCCCGCTGCAACATCCTGAAGGCGCCTGTCAAGATAGACAACAAGTTCCTGGGCGAGGAAGGCGACATCCAGGTGCTCCAGGACTCGACGTATGGCAGCATTATGGTCAATATAGGGAACAAGATAGCCACGGCGGCAGGATAAGCGGGGAGCAGGGAGCATAGAGGATGTTCAAGGTTCAACAAAGGGCTGTTCAAGGTTCAAGGTTCAGGGTTCAGGGCTTGGGAGGTTTTCAACATTGAACTTTGAACTTTGAACATTGAACGCCCCCAAAGGGGGCAACATTGAACATTGAACATAGAACCTTGAACGCCCCCAAAGGGGGCAACATTGAACCTTGAACATTGAACGTTGAACAACAAAAGGAGCGAATATGCTTGTATTCCGCGACATTAATGTGGAGACGCCGCCGGACGGCGAGTGGTACGAGCGCCAGATATGGGGCGCGAAGGTGCGCTTCAGGATCAGGGCCCGCACGCAGGCCCTCGTCGAGAAGATCCGCAACGCGCACAAGAAGAAGATCAATGGCCGTGATGTCTACGACGAAGAGAAGATCTCCGACGACGTGCTGGACACCATCCTCCAGGACTTCGAAGGCTTCGGCGAGGAGCTGCCCGACAAATCCGTCCAGCCCTTCGATGTCAATCTCGAGACCAAGAAGAAGATCCTCTTCATGGAGGTCCCCTTCGGCGAGCAGTCGAACTTCGTCTGGGTCTTCGACCGCGCCAACCAGGCAGCCTTCATCGTCCAGGAGGAAGAAACAAAAAACTCCTAGCCCTCGCCGCAGGTTTTTGCGGTGAGGGAGAGCCGGTCGAAGTCCTCCCGGGCAACGCGGAAGTCTGGTCCGTCATCGAGATCTGCGCCGGCCAGTGGAGGACCGCAGTCCAGGCCGTCGCCGGGCAGGGCTTTGTCGAGGTCCGCACGAGCTATCTCGGCTTCGATCTGCCCGCCGCGCTCGCCGCCGCCCGCTCCCTGGGCATCGTTGCCGGCCCTGCATTCCTCCGCAACCTCCGGACGTTCGAGGCCGAGGTCGTCTCCATCCTCGCCGACGGCGGCACGAAGCGCTGCACGCCGGCAAAGCGCAAGGCCTGCGCCTTTCAATACGGCAGTTATTTGGACTGGACATGCGAGCACTGCGAAGAAAACCCGGCGCGAAGGCGGCCGGCTGAGCATAGAGCGTAGAGCATGGAGCAAGGGCAGGATATCCGCTATTTTACGTTGTGGTAATATACCCTGAAGTAATATACCCTGAAGTAATATATCTGAAAGGATATACTTGACATACCTTACTGTTTTACCGGCAACGTAGGTGCCTATCATCGGAATTTCCTCCAGCCGCACTTTCTTTCTAAAAACCAAAAAATAATTCTTGACAATGCGTAACTGTTAGGCATACACTATATACAGATACAAAATACAGGCCGCCTTGGCCTCAGACAAGGAGAAAATCATGGGTTCACTCGACAGACTTCCAAAACACGAGAGCAATGACGGATATCTGCACAGGGTCTGCATCCCCTGCGTCTACAACAGCGGTCGAAGAGCGACGGTACGGGTGACAATAGGCCATCCCGAGGTAATCGACATCGGCATCGATACCGACCGGCAGCGCCCGTACCAGTCCGTTGTGGACGGGTACCTGCACATCGACACGGAATCAATTGTCCGCGACTTAGAGACCGATCCTCACGCCCCCATAGTCGGTTACCGACACAAAGAGGCCCTGGAAATGGTGGAGATGATAAAAGGCGTCAACACGCATTACTTCGCCGGCGACCTCCAGGTATTGAGCGATGACAAGATGATAGCCGATAGCCGCTGCCGGCGAGAAAGGGGCATGCGGGATGTTCTCAGAGACGTCGGGGACGCATGGAACGACTATTCCAGGACGTTGGATTTCGCATGGTGTCTTTCGGAATACAAGAAGCCCGCATGGTGGCGCGGCCTCACCGGACGGGCAGGATATGCCCTGTCCAAACTGAGGAAACAGCATGAGAGGGTAGAGCGGCTTGTCCCCCTCTCGGATGCACACCTTGGAGGTACCTGGCAGCGCTTTTACATGGATAATTCATGGCTCGATCAGGCCGCGGCTATCAAGGGCGGCAGGATATACCTCGCGTAGGGGTGCGCCATGGCTAAATACACCGTCACCTGCCCCCGATGTGAAACAGATTACCGGGTAGATCTCATCGGCCCTTCCCGCGACCGTGAATGGAAGCTCGACAATTTCGATTGGACCTGCGACGAATGCCGCGAGAAAGCCCAGGCCGAGGAGAACGCTGCAGCAAGCGCGGCAAACGCCGCTTCCGGCCTTCCCGCGCTCACCGGTTCGGAAAAAATGATCGCCTGGGCGGAGACCATCCGGAAGCAGAAAATCATCACCATCGATGATTACATCGAGCGATACACCGGACATCATCCCCTGGATGAGCGGCTGCAAGCCGCTATTGGCGGCCTGAAAAACCGCACATCCGCCCGCTGGTGGATTGACAACCGTGACCGCCACGTCGAACAGCTCCTCCGGGAAGAATATGCCGTCACGGAAAAGCCCCTTCCGCCCGAGGATAAGAAGGCCGCAGAGGAAGCAAAGGCCGAGGCCCTGGCAGAGGCCACGGTCCGGCCGCCGAAACCTGTCACCGAGACCGTCGCGGAGATCCGCATCTCCGGCCCCGTCGTGGAGATCCTTTTTTCTGAGAAGCGCGAAGATTTTCGCCAGATCGTGCGTTTTCAGCTCGGCTACACATGGGCAGAGACGCGCTGGCGCCGTCAGATCGAGCTCATCAACGGTACTCCCGAGGACCGTGCGGCCGAGGCCGGCAACCGCCTCCTGGCGGGAGGTTTTTCCATCCGCATCTTCGATGACAGCCTTCGTGTCCGTGCCGTCTACGGCACCTACGAGCCCGAGGCGAAGCGCTGGGTGATGGCGCTTACATCCGGCTCGCATGTCGGCTGGTTTATAATCAAGTGGCCCAGGGAGGAGGACTTCTACAAGGCCGCCAAGCGCATCCACGGCGCCCGCTATGCAAAACCCTCCATCATCGTCCCGCCCGAGCAGTTCGCGGAAGTCCTTGATTTCGCGGAGATGTACAAATTCGGGATAAGCGCCGGTGCTCAAAGAGTTATCGCTGCGGCCCGCCAGGTCCGCGAGAAGGCGCTCACGGCCTCTCCCTCCGTCCCTTCCGCCCGCCGCCTACCCGCGCCCGGGGAGGTCCCGTCCGAGCTCGCCGTGCCCGCCGACGTCGGTATAGCCGATGAATTTATGGAGGAGGAGCCGTGACCGTTCTCACGCCCCTCCTGCCCCACCAGGCCGCCGCGGTCTCCCGCCTCTTGCCCGCCCGCATAGGCGCTGCCTTCATGGAGATGGGCACCGGCAAGAGCCTCACGGCCATAGAGTTGATCTCCCGCCGCCAGGGCCGCATCTCGTGCGTCATCTGGTTTTGCCCGGTATCCCTCAAGGAGACCATCCGCCACGAGATCCTGAAGCACACGGACGCGCCCCCCGATAAAATCCACGTCTTTACCGACAAGACAAACGAGCGCACCGTCCCGCGCGTATTCTGGTACATCGTCGGGATAGAATCTATGAGCGCCTCGCGCCGCGTGATCCTGACGGTGAACGCGATCGTTGACGAGGCTTCCATGGTCATAGTCGACGAATCGAGCTACATCAAGGGCCACCGGTCGGCCCGTACGGACTGGATAACGCGCATCGCCGAGCGCGCCCGCTACCGGCTCATCCTGACTGGTACGCCCCTCTCCCAGGGCGTGGTCGATCTGTTCGCGCAGATGCGCTTCCTCTCTCCAAAGATACTCGGCTACAGCTCCTTTTATTCTTTCGCGGCGAACCACCTGGAATATTCCGAGAAATTCCCCGGCCTGATCGTCCGCAGTCACAACACGGCCTATCTCGCCGCAAAGATCAAGCCCTATGTCTACCAGGTCACCAAGAAAGAATGCCTGGACCTGCCGGACAAGCTCTATTCCTCGCGCTATTTCTCGATGACCTGGGAGCAGCGCGACGCGTACGAGCGGGCGAAGGACGAGATCCTTGCTTCCATCTCCGAGGACGACTGGAATTCGTATACGATCTTCCGCCTGTTCACCGCCCTGCAGCAGATCGTCTGCGGCTTCCTCAACCATATCGACCCGAAGACCCGCGCCGTGACGACTGAGGAATTTAGCCATTGCCGCATCGATATGCTCATGGATCTGATAGGCCGCGTCCCGGAGGGCGAGAAGATCATTATCTGGGCGAAGTACCGGCACGACATAGAGGAGATCGCCCGCGAGCTTACCGCCCGCTTCGGCCAAGGCTGCGCCGCGCTTTTCTACGGCGACATCCCGGAGGCGAAGCGTCCCGCCCAAGTTGCCCTTTTCCGCGCCTCCGCCCGCTTCTTCCTCGCCACGCAGAGCTGCGGCGGCCATGGCCTCACGCTGAACGAGGCGCACCAGGTGATCTTCTACAATAACGGCTTCAAATACTCGGAGCGCCTCCAGGCCGAGGACCGCTGTCACCGCATCGGCCAGGCCGCGCCGGTCACCTACATCGATATCATCTGCTCGGACTCGATTGACACGCGCATCGACGACGCCCTTGCATCCAAGGGCAATATCGTGCAACAATTCAAGGCGGAGATCGACCGGGTGAAGGGCAAGGGCAAGCTAAAGGACCTCATAAAAAGCCTATGAAACGGTACCTCACCAAAAACGTCTACGACGCGGCAATCGAGCGGCTGAATCTCGTGTTCGATGAGTTCCCCCGCGTTTGCGTCGCCTTCTCCGGCGGCAAGGATTCGACCGTGCTGCTCCACCTCGCCCTCGAGGTCGCCCGCCGCCGCAACATTGCACCCGTCTATGCGATGTTCCTCGACCTGGAGGGACAGTACAAAAGCACGATCGACCACATCAGGGAAATGTTCGCCCTGCCGGATCTCGTTTCTTACTGGATGTGCCTGCCTCTCAACCTGCGCAACGCCGTATCCGCGTACTTCCCCTATTGGTGCGCCTGGGAGCCCGGCCGCGAGGCGGATTGGGTGCGCGACATGCCCGACCACCCATCGGTCATCAGCGACCAGGGCTATTTCCCCTTTTACAAATACCGAATGGAATTTGAAGAGTTCGTGCCGGAATTCAACGAGTGGTTCGCAGGCGACGAGGGCGGCGCCACGGTGGTGGCCATCAGGGCGGATGAAAGCCTTAACAGGTTCAAGGCGGTCCGCAAATCCGCCGCCAAGAAGAAGTGCGCTTATAAGGACATCTACTGGTCTTCCATGCACAAGACAAAAAGCCGCGCGGTCACTTTCTATCCGATCTACGATTGGCGTTTTGAGGACATCTGGGCCTATATCGGCAAGCGCGGGCTGCCGTACAACAAGCTTTACGATTATATGTACCTCGCCGGCACGCCCCCGGCCGAGATGCGCATTTGCCAGCCCTACGGCGACGACCAGCGCAAAGGCCTCGATATGTTCCATAAAATCGAGCCCGATACGTGGTTCCGCATAGTCCAGCGCGTCGAGGGCGCAAACTGGGGCGCTCTTTACGCGCGGCAGAAATTCCTAGGTTATAAGGGGGGCCTCGGCCTGCCGCCGACATTCGCGACCTGGCAGCAATATGCAGAATTCCTGTTGCGCACCATGCCTCCCGACCTGGCGGCCGTGTTCCAGCGCCGCATCGATGTTTTCTTTGGCTGGTGGGCGGAGCACGGTTACCCCTTGAGCGCGGTCCCCGACGATGGCGACCGCGAGCTGGAGGGAAAGAAGTTGCAGCCCTCATGGCGCCGGGTAGCAGTCTCGATCCTGAAGATGGATATGGGAAAAGGTCTCAGTTTCGGTTTTCACCGGGGCGATACGAACCGCCTAATGGAGATAAAAGAGAGGTACGCGGACCTATGAACAATCTTTTCGAATCGGCCATCTCAGAGCACCTGGAGAAGATATGCAGCCTGTTGGACCTGATGCCGCTGGAAGACCGCGTGGAGGCCCTGAACGCGATCAGGCAGAGGCTGCACGATGCCAGCCCTTTTGCCGATGAGCCCGTGGATTGCGTGCTCTGGGTCGAGGCGGACAGCGTCAGGGGCAACGACTACAACCCCAACCGCGTCGCGCCCCCGGAGATGCGCCTGCTGGAGCATTCAATGGTCGCGGATGGAATAACGCAACCTATTGTAGCCTACGCCGAGGCGGCCGCCGCCGGTTACACGGTGATCGACGGCTTCCACCGCACCCGCGTCTGCAAGGAATGCCGCAAGCTCCGGGAACGCCTTTACGACTACATCCCCGTGTCCACAATCAACGACCGGCGGCATGACATCAAGGACCGCATGGCGGCCACTATCCGCCACAACCGGGCGCGCGGCGTGCACGGCGTCATCCCCATGGTCGATATCGTCGCAATGCTCATTCGGCAAGGGTGGACCGACGGCGAGATAGCAAAAGAGCTTGGCATGGACGCCGACGAAGTGCTAAGATTCAAACAATCGAGTGGCCTTCCGGAATTGTTCAAAGATCACGAATATTCCCGGGCATGGGAGTGAACCGATGAAATGTCCCCATTGCAGTAAAGACATCGCCGAGCACTTGATCATATCCGAGGCCGCCCGGATCCAGGGGCGCCGGTCAAAACGCACCCTTTCATCCGATGAGGCGCGGAAAATGGCCTTCCGGATGCATGACCTGCATGCCAAGCCGCGGAAGGGCAAGGGGGAAGACAAATGACACCCGCCTTTATCTCCATTGTCAATGACGCCGCCGACATCGTTTCTACCGACTACTGGGAGACAGAGAACGCGGCGAGGGGCGCCTATTACCTCTCCATTAATGCCGGGACGTTCCGTCTGCTCGTCCCTCCGGCGCTCGTCGGTGAGATCGAGGAATGGAGGACTGCCCGGGAGGTGATAGTCTCGCGCGGCCCGTGGCCGGAAAAAGGCCGGGCGGATGCGATAGAGATCCTGTTCGAGGACAGGAGCGACTCGCCGTATGTTGTCCACATCGGGACAGAG